ATCAATTAACTATCCGTTCTTTTTTAAACCAATACAAGATGGTATGGATAGACCTAAGTCTGAGTTAGCGTATAGAGTACCAGCTAGTAAGTTTACAAGAAAAAAGATTACGGCAAACGAACAGCTTGAAGACATTAAGGGATTAGATACAACTATTGATTGGAAAAACACAGGAGACAATAGTTATGATGGTGAAAAATTAGCGTTACTAGTTCATGATGAAAGTGGTAAATGGGAAAGACCTGACAACATACTAAACAACTGGAGAGTTACAAAAACATGTTTACGACTAGGTAGTAGAATTGTTGGTAAATGTATGATGGGCTCAACTTCAAACGCATTAGACAAAGGTGGAGATAACTTTAAAAAATTATACAACGCGTCAGATGTCACCGCAAGAAATAGAAATGGCCAAACAAAGTCTGGTTTATACTCTTTGTTTATCCCAATGGAATGGAACTACGAAGGATTTATTGATGAATACGGATATCCAGTATTCGATAGTCCAGATTATGATGTACTCGGACCAGATGGCGAATTAATAGACATAGGCATAATAGAACATTGGAACAATGAGGCAGAGGGATTAAAATCTGATCAAGATGGTTTAAATGAATTTTACCGTCAGTTTCCAAGAACTACAGAGCACGCGTTTAGAGATGAGGCTAAAAATAGTATTTTTAACCTTGTTAAAATATACGAACAAATAGATTACAATGAGGGCATAGGTAGCTCATCAGTAGTTTCAACTGGAAATTTTCAATGGGTTAACGGCATTAAGGACACACAGGTTATATTTTATCCAGATCCAAAAGGTAGATTTAAAGTAAGTTGGTTTCCGCCTAGTCACATGCAGAATAAGATTGTGGTAAAAAACAATATAAAGTACCCTGCAAACGAACACATGGGAGCCTTCGGTTGTGATAGTTATGATATATCAGGAACTGTTGATGGCAAGGGATCTAATGGAGCATTACACGGGTTAACAAAGTTTAGCATGGAAGATTGCCCGCCTAATCATATGTTTTTAGAATACGTAGCAAGACCACCAACTGCAGATATATTTTTTGAAGATGTATTGATGGCTTTAGTATTTTACGGAATGCCATTATTATGCGAAAACAATAAACCTAGATTGTTATATCATTTAAGAAGAAGAGGATATAGAGGTTACAGTATGAATAGGCCAGATAAGTTATGGAACAAATTATCTGTAACGGAAAAGGAAATAGGTGGAATACCTAACTCAAGTGAAGATATTAAGCAAGCTCACGCCGCCGCTATTGAAATGTACATACAAAGTCATGTTGGTCATTTAGGCGATGGAAATTATGGAAACATATATTTTAATGAAACACTAAACGATTGGGCTAGATTTGACATAAACAAAAGAACAAAGTTTGACGCATCTATAAGTTCTGGATTAGCTATAATGGCTTGTAACAGACACTTGTATAGGCCAAACGCAAAAATAGAAAAACCAAAGTTAAATATAAATATCGCGAAGTATGCTAATACTGGAAGCGCGTCTAAAATAATAAAGTAAAATATGGCAGAGTCTGTTATAAATAATTATTTCCCTAGTCAAGTCGTAAGTGACGCTGAAAAGCTAAGTTACGACTATGGATTAAAAATAGCTAAAGCTATTGAAAGCGAATGGTTTCACAAGGACCGTAATCACAATAGATACTCAGCTAATCAAAACAATTTTCACAACTTAAGGTTATACGCTCGTGGAGAACAATCAATTCAAAAATATAAAGATGAGTTATCTATAAATGGTGACTTAAGCTATTTAAACCTAGACTGGACTCCAGTGCCTATTATATCTAAATTTGTAGATATTGTTGCTAACGGTATTGCCGAAAGAATGTATGACATAAAAGCGTATTCTCAAGATCCATTTGGAGTTCAAAAAAGAACTGAGTATATGGAGTCTGTGGTTAGAGACATGAAAATGAAAAGTGTAGATCAATATGTTAAAGAAAACTTTAATTTAGATTTGTCTGAAAATGATCCAAAAACTTTACCTGAAAACGAAGAAGAACTAGCTATTCACATGCAACTATCGTATAAGCAATCTGTAGAGCTAGCAGAAGAGCAAGCTTTAAAAGTTTTAATGGAAGGTAACAATTACGAATTAATAAAGAAAAGATTTTATTATGATTTAACGGTTTTAGGGATAGGTGCAGTAAAATCAGGTTTTAACACTTCTGAAGGTGTAACAATAGATTATGTTGATCCAGCTGATTTAGTTTATTCATACACCGAATCGCCCTACTTTGACGACATATACTATGTAGGAGAAGTTAAAACAATACCTGTAAACGAATTAGCAAAACAATTTCCACACTTAACGCACGAAGATTTACAAGATATAATTAAAACAAGATCTGTTCACACTAATAATTATAACAGTAACCCGCACAACAAAGTAGATAACAATCAAGTTCAAGTTCTATACTTTAACTATAAAAGTTATATGAACGAGGTGTATAAAATGAAAGAAACTGGATCTGGAGCTTTAAAAGCTATAGAAAAAGACGATTCGTTTAATCCTCCAGAAGAAAAAGAAGGTGGATACGGAAGGTTACATAGAGCAATAGAGTGTCTTTACGAAGGAGTTATAGTACTTGGTACTAAAAAATTACTTAAATGGGAAATGTCAAAAAATATGATGCGTCCTAAAAGTGACTTTACTAAGGTTAAAATGAATTATTCTATAGTAGCTCCTAGAATGTATAAAGGTAAAATTGATTCTTTGGTAAAACGTATAACAGGCTTTGCCGACATGATACAACTTACGCACCTAAAACTACAACAGGTAATGTCACGTATGGTTCCAGATGGCGTTTATTTAGACGCTGATGGTTTAGCTGAAGTTGACTTAGGTAACGGAACAAACTATAATCCCCAAGAAGCGCTAAACATGTTTTTTCAAACTGGGTCTGTAATTGGAAGAAGCTTTACTTCCGAAGGAGATATGAACCCTGGTAAAGTGCCTATTCAAGAAATAACATCTGGAGCAGGAGGTCAAAAAATGCAGGCCCTTATAGGTAATTACAATTATTACTTACAAATGATAAGAGATGTAACTGGCTTAAACGAGGCTAGAGACGGTTCGACGCCAGACAAAAGCGCTCTTGTTGGTATACAAAAAATGGCCGCAGCTAACTCTAACACAGCAACTAGACATATACTGCAGTCTGGATTATTCTTAACGTCTCAAATAGCAGAGTGTTTATCGCTTAGGATATCTGACATTATAGAGTATTCTCCAACTAAAGATGCTTTTATACAAGCTATTGGAGCACACAACGTTGCTACGTTAGAAGAAATGTCTAACTTACACTTATACGACTTTGGTATATTTATTGAGTTAGCGCCAGATGAAGAAGAAAAAGCTTTATTAGAAAACAATATACAAGTTGCATTAAGCCAACAAAACATAGAATTAGAAGACGCTATTGATGTTAGAGAAATAAAAAATCTTAAAATGGCTAATTCACTATTAAAAATTAGAAGAAAAAAGAAAATAGATAGAGATCAAAAAATACAACAACAAAATATTCAAGCTCAATCTCAAGCTAATATTCAAGCACAACAAGCGGCTGCTCAAATGGAAGTTCAAAAAAATCAAGCCCTTACACGGTCTAAAGGTGAACTTGCTCAAATAGAGTCTCAATTAGAAATGCAAAGAATGCAAGCTGAAGGAGAGCTTAAGAAAATGTTAATGGAACAAGAGTTTCAATACAATATGCAGCTTAGACAAATGGAAGTAGAAGGAGCTAAAGGTAGAGAAAAAGAAAAAGAAGATCGTAAAGATAAAAGAACAAAAATACAAGCTACACAACAATCAGAAATGATTGACCAAAGAAATAATCAAAAACCACCTAAAAACTTTGAATCAGCAGGTAATGATATAATGGGTGGTGGATTTAACATGGGGGCGTTTGAACCCCAATAAACAGAGTACTAATTATTATTATATTATATTATGGCAAAAAAGAAAAAAGAAGAAGTAACTGAAGAGGTTGCTCAAGAAAAAGTAGACAACGTAACTAAAGTTGATCTAAAGAAAACTGAAGATAGCAATATCACAAAAGTAGATTTAAGTAAAAAACCAGAAGAAGCAAATGAAACCAAAGAAGAAGTTGTTGAAAACAACGTTGACGACGGAGGAGTGGTTGAACTCGTTGAAGATGCCAACGCCTCAGAAAAACAAGAAGAAGTACAACCGGAAGCAGAAACACAAGAAACTCCAGTTGTAGAGGAAATAACGGAGGAAGTAGAAGAACTTGTAGAGCAAGTTGAAGAAGCGGTTGCTGAGGCAGAAGCCACTGGGAAAGAACTTCCTGAAAATATTCAAAAACTAATGCAGTTTATGGAAGACACGGGAGGTGATCTAGAAGACTACGTTAAGTTAAATCAAGATTATTCCGAGCTAGATAACAATGCTTTACTTAAGGAATACTACAAACAAACAAAACCTCATCTAAACGCAGAGGAAATAGACTTTCTAATGGAAGATAATTTCTCGTTTGATGAAGACATGGATGAGGATATAGATATAAGAAGAAAGAAATTAGCTTTGAAGGAGCAAGTTGCTCAAGCAAAGCAACACCTGGACGGTGCGAAGTCCAAATATTACGAAGATATCAAAATGGGATCTAAGCTCACGAACGAGCAACAGAAAGCAATTGATTTCTTCAACAGGTACAACACGGAATCAAAAGAGCAGAAAGAAGTAGCAGAAAAACAACACCGTACGTTTTTAAATAAAACTAATCAAGTGTTCAACAAAAATTTCAAAGGTTTTGAATATAATGTTGGAGACAAGAAGTTTAGATTTAACGTTAAAGACTCAGACACGGTAAAAGGTAGCCAAAGTGACATTAATAATTTTGTCAAAAAGTTTTTGAACAAGAATAACGAAATGGAAGATGCTAAAGGTTATCACAAATCAATGTTTACGGCTATGAACGCTGATAAGATTGCTAGTCACTTTTATGAGCAAGGTAAAGCTGATGCTTTAAAAAATAGCGTCGCTAAATCTAAAAATATCAATATGGACCCGCGTCAACAATATAATGGCGAGGTTAATGCTGGTGGCGTTAAAGTAAGAGTGCTTGGTGAAAATTCTAATGATTTCAAATTTAAAATTAAAAATAAAAATTAACAATTTAAAAATTAAAAATTATGGCAATTACTGCAGGAGATAATTTAAATAGTGTACCTTCTCACGTACAGAAGACATTATCTTCAAATTATCTAGACCTAAACTCTTCAACGGGTTGGGCACAACAATATGTACCAGATCTTATGGAAAAAGAAGCTGAAGTTTTCGGACCGAGAACTATATCAGGATTTCTTGCACAAGTAGGAGCTGAAGAATCTATGACTGCTGATCAAGTTATTTGGTCTGAGCAAGGTAGATTACACCTTTCTTATAAAGGTAAAATCGTTTCAGGTGACACTAATGACGGTGCTGACGCTGGAAATGGAGTTACAACAATGATTACAATTACTCATGATATTGATGGTTTAGCAAAAACTACTGACCATGGTATTAGAGTAAATGATACTGTTATTGTAGCTAACTCTGCTGGAGTTCACAAATGTTTAGTTGTTACAGCTTCTGCTGCTACGACTACAATTGACGTAGCTCCTTATAGTGCTGGTTCAGGCTCTGGACTTATAGCTGACAGTACTGGTGAGCAATCTTGTACTATATTAGTTTATGGTTCTGAATACGGTAAGGGAGTTTCTTATATGACTGGTGGCGCTGCTACTACTCAAACTGACTCAAGAGGAGCTAACGAACCATCTTTCAAGACTTTCTCTAACAAGCCAATTATCTTAAAAGATTACTATTCTGTATCAGGTTCTGATGCGTCTAGAGTTGGTTGGGTTGAAGTTGCTTCTGAAGATGGAGCTTCTGGATACTTATGGTACTTAAAAGCTGAGGCAGACACAAGAGCTCGTTTTAACGATTACTTAGAGATGTCGATGTTAGAAGGTGAATTAAACGCCGCTGCATCACTTCTTGATGGAGGTAATACAATAGTTGGTTCTGAAGCTGGCGCTGGAAACGTTGGTACTGAAGGTTTATTTGCCGCTATCGAAGATAGAGGTAATTTAACTTCTGGTGTTACTGGTGTTAACGCTGCTACTGATTTAGCTGAGTTTGACGCTATCTTAGCTGAGTTTGATAAACAAGGTGCTATTGAAGAAAACATGATGTTTGTAAACAGAGCTACTTCGTTAGCGATGGATGACATGTTAGCTTCTATGAATTCTTATGGAGCTGGTGGTACTTCTTATGGAGTATTCAACAACTCAGAAGACATGGCACTTAATTTAGGTTTCTCTGGATTCAGAAGAGGTTCTTATGATTTCTATAAGTCTGACTTTAGATATTTAAATGATTTAGCTACTAGAGGAGGTATTAACGCTGCTAATGCTTCAGAAGCAATTAGAGGGGTTATTGTTCCGGCTGGTACGTCAACTGTTTATGACCAAATGTTAGGTAAAAACCTTAAGAGACCATTCTTACACGTTAGATATAGAGCTTCACAAACTGACGATAGAAGAATGAAAACTTGGGTTACTGGTTCTGTTGGAGCTACTACGTCTGCTTTAGACGCAATGGAAATCCACATGTTATCAGAAAGATGTTTAGTTACACAAGGTGCTAACAATTTCATGTTAATGAAGTAAGCATTTATTATATTAAAAGACCGGGGCTTTGGCCTCGGCCTTTTTATTTTATTAATTTTATTATATATTATATTATGGCAAAGAAAAAAGAAACAAAACCAGTTGCAGTAGAAGAAACTGTAATTGAAGAAGAAACAATGGTTGAAACGGTTATTACCGAGCAACCAAAAGCAAGAGAAAGAAAAGTACCTTCTAATGAGTGGGAAATAAAAGATAGAGTTTATCTTTTAAAAAATGATAAAAAACCACTTTCTAGATCATTAAAAGCAGCTGGTATATATTATTTTGACGAAGAAAAAGGTTACGAAAGAGAACTTAAGTATTGTCAAAACCAAAAAACACCATTTGTTGACGAAATGAAAGGAGACCAAAGATTAGAGCATATTATATTTAGATCTGGAAGTTTATTTGTAGAAAAAGAAAAAGTAACCTTACAAAAACTATTGTCTTTATACCATCCTCATAGAAACAAGTTGTATGAAGAATATAAACCAGCAAAAGAAGCTGCTGATGAAATAGAAGTTTTAGATATGCAGGTTGATGCCTTAATAGCAGCTAGAAATGTTGATATAGATATGGCGGAAGCTATTATGCGTGTTGAAAAAGGATCTGAAGTATCTAGGTTAAGTTCTAAGGAGCTTAAAAGAGATTTATTAGTATTTGCAAGAAATAATCCTAAACTCTTCTTAGAGTTAGCAGATGATGAAAACGTAATGCTAAGAAACTTTGGTATTAGAGCTGTCGAAAGTGGTATATTAAGATTATCTTCTGATCAAAGGAACTTTTTATGGGGTTCTAACGGTAGAAAGATAATGACAATACCGTTTGACGAGCATCCATACACCGCTTTAGCGCATTGGTTTAAAACTGATGAAGGTATGGAAATATATGCAAATATAGAAAAAAGATTAAACAATTAATCAAACTGTAGAGCGGTCGCCCTACGGGGCGATCGTAAACTACAATAAAAAGAAATTATGGTAAATATAGATACAGTATATCAAAGAGTTTTAGCTTTAGCTAATAAAGAGCAGAGAGGGTATATAACACCCCAAGAGTTTAACTTATTTGCCAACCAAGCTCAGATGGATATATTTGAGCAATATTTTTACGATTTAAATCAGTTTTTAAGAGTGCCTGGAAACAACACTGAGCACGCTGATATGGTAAATATATTAGAAGAAAAAATTGGTTTATTTGAAGCAAGCGCTACAAATATTGTTTATGACGGCGGAGCAGTAATACCTAGTAACGTATATAGATTGAGCACTGTTAGATATAATAACGATGGTAAGCATATTTTAATTAACAGAGTTTCTGAAAAAGAATTAAGAATGATAAGTTTAGGTCCACTTACTAGGCCGTCTAAAAATAATCCAGTATATGTTTTAAAAGGTAGTGATATTTTCTTTTCTCCAATAACTCCAGCGGCTTTTGATATTACTTATATTAAAAAGCCAATTACAGCAAATTGGTCTTATATTGTGGTTGGAGAAAAAGCGCTAGTAAATCCAAATCCTAGTGTTGGTTATATGGACTTTGAACTACATCCTTCAGAAGAAACAAAACTAGTTATAAAAATATTAGGTTTAGCAGGTATAACTTTAAAAGACTCTAGCTTGTACCAAGTAGCATCAACAGAAGACAATAAAAGTATTCAACAAGAAAAACAATAATAAATGGGACTATTAGACGGTATAACACACAGCGCTTATTATCAAGGAGGAGAAAAAGGTGGTTATCAATTTACTTCTTTAGAAGATATTATAAATCAATTTTTAGTTGCTTATGTTGGTGAAAACAAGATTATTAGTAAAGTAAGTAGAACAGACGTAGCTTTCCACGCGCAAAGAGCTATGCAAGAACTTTCTTTTGACACTTTTAAATCTATAAAATCTCAAGAAATAGAGTTGCCACCATCGCTAACAATGATACTTCCTCATGACTATGTTAATTACACTAAATTATCATGGAGTGACTCCGCGGGTATAAAACATCCTTTATATCCAACTAAAGACACATCTAATCCTTTTAAAATAAAGCAAGAAGATAACGGTGGTTATGATTTTACAATACCTGTAGATTCCGTGTTTTTAAATGGAGATTTTTCTGAGTTAGTAAAAGAAACTGGTAGTGACGTCGAAACAGCTTGGAAAAGGACTACCCCAACCGGTGCGGCATACACTTCAACTCCAACGGGCAAAATGGTTAAAGTTAATAATGGAAGATTAGAATTTATACATGCGGTCGCAAATATTAGTGGTGGTTTCACAGGTAGATTTAGGGCTTGTTGGCAAGAAATAAATGTTGAAAACATAGACACGTTACACTTATCAGCCAAAGCGCTTTCTTCTGCTGCTGTAACTGGAAAAACAGCTGGTATTGTTAGAATAGGTTTTTCTACGCAAATAGACACAACGGCGCAAACAAGCGCAAACCCAGGTGGTTATAACCCAAACGCTGGTGGTGGAAACGATCTTCTTACTACCTTTAAAAAAAGCAAAAGTATGGACCCAGATATATTCGACGTGTCGAGCGCGAGTGGTTCTTCTTTTATAGAGTTTAATAATGGAAGCGGAACAATGTCTGCGGCTACTTCACTTGAAGAAATTGACGTAAGTCATTTAGATACTGTATATGTTTTAATAGTTAGTAGTGGAGGAACGTTTAACAGTAGTGCTACTTTTTCACCTACTACTGATCCTGATTTAAACGCACCTAATACAGAGGGTATAAATGCTGTTGATGATATTGAAATTAATTTTGAAGGAGAAGGAAGTAAACTAATATACCATCCTAATTCTACCACTTGGGATAACTACAAATCACAAACACCTAATGAAAACGTTAATCCTGAAATACATAGCTATGACACTGATATATACGATTTTAATATGGGCGAAAGATATGGGTTAGATCCACAACACGCTCAGGTTAACGGATCTTTTTATGTAGACAATTTAAAAGGATTAGTTCACTTTTCATCTAATGTTTCTGGAAAAACTGTGATCTTAGATTATATAAGCGATAGTCTTGGTACAGATGGAGAAATGCAAGTACATAAATTTGCGGAAGAAGCTATGTATAAATGGATTATGTACGCGGTGTTATCTACAAGAGCAAACACACCAGAAAACATAGTTAGAAGATACAAAAAAGAAAAGTTTGCGGCAACTAGACAGGCTAAACTAAGACTATCAAACATTAAATTAGAAGAATTAACTCAAATATTAAGAGGTAAGTCGAAACATATAAAACACTAATATATGCCAGAGATTAAAAATACTTTCACCCAAGGTAAAATGAACAAAGACCTTGATGAAAGAATTATTCCAAACGGACAATATAGAGACGCGATGAACGTACAGGTTTCAACATCTGAAGGATCAGACGTTGGTACCGTGCAAAACATACTAGGTAACAAACGTGTAGAAGCTGTTGTTAGTGATAATTCTAAATGTGTGGGAAGTATATCTAACGAAAAAACAAATACACTATATTGGCTTGTTAAGCATGATGATAAAGACGTTATATTAGAATTTTATCAACAAGACGGTAACAATATTTGCGCTCCTGTTTTTGTTGATACAAAAGTAAACACTTCAGAAGCAGTATTAAAATTTCCAGACGACATAGTAACAGGTATAAACATAATAGACGATTTGTTATTATGGACTGATAATTATAACGAGCCAAGAAAAATAAATATAAACAGATCTATACAAGGTACAACCGATATAAATACGCATACAAAGCTAGTAGTTAACAATATAGTAACTGCTAACGATGTTGAAGAAAAGCATATTACCGTTGTTAAAACTCGTCCTTTAGAAGTTCCAACTATAATAACTGAAGTTGTAAATGAAGACACTGAAGACGTAAGGCTTTTTGAAAAAGATTTTGTTAGATTTTCTTTACGATATAAATATGCGGATGGAGAATATTCTGCGTTTGGTCCTTTTACAGAAGTAATATTTAAACCAGGAGAGTTTGATATACCTGTTAATGAAACGTTTAATTCCGGTATGTTAAACTCAATAAAATCTATAGAGTTAAAAAACTTCGTTCCTAGTAATATACCAAAAGACGTTATTCAAGTAGATATTTTATACAAACAAGAAGATTCTTCTACTGTTTATTCTATTGATAGTATAACTTCATCTGATAGCGAGTGGAACAATAATGGTAGTTACACTGTTTCTAGTGAAAACATAAGAGCAGCATTACCTTCTAATCAATTCTTAAGAGTTTGGGATAACGTTCCTAGAAAAGCCTTGGCTCAAGAAGTTACTGGAAATAGAATAGTATACGCTAACTACACGCAAAATTACGATTTAGATACTAGCGCGCAGCAGCGACCAGAGATAACTGTAGATTATAAACTTAGAGACGATATAACTTTAGAACGTGGAATAAATGGCGTGTCAGGACTACCTTCTATTAAGTCTCAAAGAAATTATCAACTAGGAGTTGTCTATGGAGATAGATACGGTAGAGAAACCCCTGTATTTACTTCTTCTAACGGATCAATTGAAGTACCTTGGTCAAGCAGCGAAGGGTTAAATAGTAATAAAGCAAACCAATTAACGACAGAGTTAAATAGCGAAGTTCCTTCGTGGGCCGAGTATTACAAGGTGTTTGTAAAAGAAACTTCTGGTGATTATTTTAACTTGTCAATGGATAGAATTTATCAAAATCCAATACAAGCAGACAAAGCAGAAGAAGAACAAACTATATGGATGTCTTTTCCTTCTTCTGATAGAAACAAAATAAAAGAAGAGGATTATATAATATTAAAAAACAAAAGAGTAGCGGGTGGTGATCCATTAGCTGTTTCTGAAAAAAATAAATTTAAGGTTTTAGATATAAAAAACGAAGCTCCAGAAGCTATAACCTATGAATTACAATCTGTTGGTACTGTAGCAAATGATGTTACTAGTAGTAATACTGGTATTATAAGTAGTATATTTACTGATCCCAATATGATTTTTAACGGACACGCTGGTTTCCAAAAACAAGTTTTATTAATAAACATTGCGGAGTGGACTAGTAACGGCGGGGCAAAAATAGAATCTGACGCTGATCGTAAAGAACCAATATATTTTTCTTTTAAAAATTTAACTAACGGGCAAAGATCTAAACTATATGAAATATCCTCTGCATACGAAGATGATAGTACTAATTATATTATTAGGTTAAGAAACCCAATATCTATCGCGGACAACTGGGCTACAGATAGCAGTGGTGATGTAGACACTACTTTTGATTTACAAGTCAGTATAGAAAAAAGAGTAAAGAAAGATTTAAATGAATTTACTGGTAGATTTTTTGTTAAAATAGCATCAACAGAATTTACTAGAACAGAAATAGAACCTGAAATTATAGACACTACAGATGCTTCTCTTGTTACTTCTGCTACAGCAACTATAAGGTGGCACGCGGACGCGGCTAATAGTGCGAATGACTTTAATCATACTACTGGAATACTAAACTATAATGGCCTTTTAAGTCAATCTGATATTACTACTTCTGGTGATAAGACAACCGGAATCAGTGGAACCAATTCATCAAGAGCTGTTACAGACGCGCCTGCTGATTGGAACAGTATGGCCAATGGGACATGGTTTATAGATAGTTTGTTTTTTAAATCAGCGCAAAGAAAAAATAGTTTTAGTGCTTCTGCTTCTGGTAGAGCTTTTTATGGAGGTGGAACTATAGGTAATGCTGACGAAAGTGGAGGTTCTTTAATAAACAACTACGGTGTAGGTTACTCTTCTATAGGTGTTGCTGATGGAAGCATGATGGTAAATGGATTAGAAGGTTTTTTAACAACGTCACAAATACACCAAACTAAAGATACGGATGGAAATGTTAATTTTGGCGCTAGAAATGTATTAAGATTTCCTACTTATAAAAAGAATTTAACTCTTGATTACATAGCGGGACAATCAGAAAACTTTTTAACTACGTTATCAAATGATGCGACTCATCGAAATAGAACCATTACTTATGGACAAGGAACACAAAGTCGACACTATATACACTTGTCATTTTTAGCGCCAGGAGAAAACTTACATAACGGTAGTTTGCCTTCTGATTTAAATAACTTTGGATTAAATACTAATGAAAGTAGTTTAAAAAATAATTTACAAAACATAATATGTACTGGTAATTGGGGCGCTGGTAGTAGTACGGTTCAAGTTTTTAACGCTTGGGAGGCACCTGGACAACTTGCTGGAGGACCTACTAATTTCGACGTAGAGCCAAATGATTGGGATAAAGTTTACAACGCTTGGAATCCTGGTTATAATAACCCTGAAAACGAAAAGATATTAGAAAGATTAAAAAAGGGACAAAAATTTAAATTTACGTCAGACACTAGTTCTGACCCCACTATATTTACTATAAAGTATGTAAGAACATTACGTTTGTATAACCATACAAGTTGGCATAATACACACGCTTGGGATGGAAGCGCGAACGGAGGATATCAAATGTTTCAAAGTAGTGATACTGGTTCTGATCTTAGTGGGTATAATAGTGTAGAGTACCATGCTAAAAACTGGAAAGCTAACGACACTCTAACCAATCGTAATAAACTAGCAAAGGCTTTAAAAAACTTTGGGTTAGCTAACAACAGAAGAGTATGTTACATTATAGAATTAGACAAAAACCCCGCAGATGCTAGTTCTGGACAGTTTTCATTAAGTGCAGACGATATAAACTCAGTAGATACGCAGGTTATTGAGTTTGTAGAAGATGATGTAGATTCTACAGGAATACTATCTAGAAGTAAAATTTCTGTTTGGGAAACAGAACCTAAAAAGTCGGTTGACTTAAACATTTATTACGAAGCTACTAACGCTATACCGTTGACATTAACAAATGAAAATAATATTACATTTGCTAAACCTGGAGATAAGTTTGATCTGTATCTTGAAACTGTTGATGATGACGGCAATGTTATTGAAGAAGTTGCCGCTGCTGATCACTCTATATCTGGATTAGACTCCCCTACTATTGCTGGTTGGAGTGGATCTAACGAATTAACATTTAATAATTTTCTTATTAAAAACAGTTCTGGTAATTGGATAGGGGAAACAATAGGTATTCCAGATCCATCTGGTAATCCAGGTGTTTATTATTATGATAATTACGGAGAGTATGAACTTTATATAAAAATATACAAAGAAGGATCTGGTTTTTATACCGCTAGAGTTATAGGGCACGAAGTTGGAGATGTTAAAAACTTTTCAATTGCAGGGGTAAACTTTAACAGAAGAGTAATATCAAAATTTATTTTAGAAGAAGAAAACTACAAATTGCCAATTGGATTAAATTGGTTTAATTGTGTTTCATTTAATAACGGCGTGGAATCCAACAAGATTCAGGACGACTTTAATGGAAATAGATTAACTAGTGGCGCTAGAGCTAATGCCACATTAGAAGAACCTTACAAAGAAGAAAAAAGAAAAAGCGGTTTAATATACTCTGGACTATACAACTCTACAAGCGGGGTTAATGATTTAAATCAGTTTATAATGGCTGAAAAAATTACAAAAGATTTAAACCCTACATACGGCAGTATACAAAAGTTATTCTCAAGAAGAGTAAGTTTAATTGCGTTTTGCGAAGACAGAGTTGTTGGTATAACAGCTAATAAAAACGCTTTGTATAACGCTGATGGAAATCCTCAATTAGTAGCATCTGACGCGGTTTTAGGAGATGCTAATCCTTTTGTTGGAGATTATGGAATATCTAAAAATCCAGAATCATTTGCTTCAGAATCTTACAGGGCTTATTTTACAGACAAACAAAGAGGCGCTGTGCTTAGGTTATCTATGGATGGCATAACACCTATATCAAGCGCTGGGATGCATGATTATTTTAGAGATAACTTACCAACAGCTACTAGGTTGATTGGTAGTTATGATAGTTATAAACAAGATTATAATCTTACGTTATCTAATTATTTACCTTTAAATTTAATAACAAATAGTAAAATAACAGAAGGAGTAGAAAGTGCAGACGTTTTATTTTTGCGAGAAATATTAGTAAATCGTGATTTTTCTGGAAGTTCTTGGGATGCCGTGGAGACTGGTCTTCCGTTTATAATAACACAAAACGATAACTCCGACCTTAACACAGAAACTATCATTACGGATCATGATGAAATACTTGCTGATCCAGCAACAACTACACCTGGGGCAGATTACATACCGGTAACTAGCGAAAGCGTTGTTAATAGAAAAAGAACAGTGTTTAGTGCAGCAACGTCGGATAAATTTCACATAGGTAATTACCACGATGCGGACGCGTTTAATTCTAATGGTGTTGGTGGTGTTAGTATGGCAAAAGAACAATCTACAACTTCTTACGTTAAACCATGGGGAAGTGCAACAGGTTTAAATGCTAACACAGTATCTAACTATCAGTACGTGTGGTCACACAACGCTAGCCAAAATGGAAGCATGTTTACCTCTAATAGTAAGGGATGGTTTTATTCTACCGCTACAGATTTAAGAAACTTTTGCTATGATATTGAAAATAATAGTCACGTAGAAATTAACGTTAATGACGAATTAACCGCGCATAATGGAGGAGTGATAAGATGGAAAGCAAGAGTTAGAATGCCTGGTAATCTTTACAATAGCACGAGTGGATTTGGAGTGCCTAATGATGTAAAAACCGCTGCTAGTCCACATCTTTCGTTTAGTCTTCAGCTAGTGCATGGCGACAACAATATACCTATACCTTCGGAGTATTTAATTACAACTGGAAGCGGTAGTGGTCATGACTTCTCTAACTATGCTAATAGTAATGCAGTAATGCATATTGACGCTGTAGATATCACAAGTTCGACACATGTCGATATTAATGGATGGTGGAAATTTCGTAACACGAAGGGTTCTACTGCCCCACATCAAAAAATAGCAAATGGCTCGACTAGTAATTGGCAAGAATTAGATTTACCTTATATAGGTTCTTCTATAGTAGCGTTAAACGGTGGTTTCAATAGTTTTGGAGACGGGAACTGTGGCGTAGATACTAATGGTGATTTAGTTTTATACGACGATGATGGCACGTCTATAACACGTAGTGCTAGTTTAAACGCTGACGGTTATTACGACGCGGTGTCTATGCAGTCACGTTTTCCTATAAATTCAAGTAATACAGAGGCTCAGTCGCGTGTTTTTGGAAAGATAAAACTTAGGGTACAAGCTTGGTATACAGATGGTAGCGGAACGAGTATAGGTCCGAACACAGCTAATCCAGATGGTACAGCTAATTTTATTGAAAACCATCCTATATTTGTTGGAAACTTAGGAGAGGACAATACAGTTGCTTATGGTATCATGCATGTTTCTGGAATCAAATATAGTTGGGTTGAGCCATGTGGTTTTCAAGGTATTTATCCTAACTTTACTACAAGCACGGTTTATGATCACGGTAATGGACAAGACTCATATTCTATCGGTTATAATGGACAAACTGCGGTGACAGAGATATTGGCAGGATCGACACAACAATATGTACCAGCGTGGTCACAAGTAGAACACTCAATAGTAGGCGACGCTTGGACGCCTGGTACTAAAGACGCAACATTTAATCCTTTTACAGAAGCAGAAGCACAACATGGTCCAGCTACAACGGTAGATCCAGCAACTCTATCTCCACAAGCAGCAACGCCTGGAGCAACCCCATTAGTAGAAAGTGATTTAAGTAATACAACAACACTTTATGGTGACGGTAGTGCCGCTTTATCACCGTATACTCAAGACGATAGATTTACTATATCACTAGGAGGTTCTGGGCAAAAAGATATTCAATCAGTTTTAACAGGTAATCCCGTTCTTGGTGTTTTATATGGATTAGACACTTTAGTCGTGGACGATTGGTATGAATTACGCGTCCATTATAACGTTGTAGGAGGTGGATCAATGACTGGTAGCGTAATATTAAGAGACGTACTAGAAGTTGGACTGGCTTATAACGCACCTTTACCTAATCACGTTGGATTATATAGTGGTTTAGGAAGTCCAATAAATAGTGGGGGTCTTGCATTGCACGACGATGGGGCAGGTTTATTAAAAGGCGTATTCCAAGTGCATAGTTCTAGCCAAATGGCAACTAGTACAGGCGGTGGTGCTTTGAATAAGATTAGAATATTGTTTAATAATATTTCCCCTGATATTGAAATAGAAAAGATACAGTTGTATGATATATCTACCACAGGAACGGGTGGAACTTTATCAACTGGCGTAGGGCACAGCTGGACAACAAATAATCAAACTCCTTTAGTTAACTATTATAGTACTCCAAGTTTATATTCTCTCGGTAATAACGTTGTATGGAACAATTCTGTTTCTACTGGCGAGTACTTATTACAAACATTTCAAGAGGTAGGTGCGGTTACGCCTCAAGCTAATGATGATGGCTATGAATTAAAGTTTACTATTTCTGGATATTCTAGTGGGGAATTAAAAGGGTATATAAACAACGATTTAGGTGACGCGGGTGTTGGTACGTGTGAAGGTTTTTATTTTGACAGTATTGATGGAGATGGTGAATACATTATAACTGGTAATTTTGATGGAAGCGGTGGAACGATGACAAGAGACGGTGTTGCAGTTCCTGGGGCTGTAATTGCATCTAGCGCTGTTACGGTACCTGCAACTTTTACTACTAATAGTAGTTATGATGGTAAATTAGTTTTTTCACCAGCGGTTAGTAGCGGAACAACTCTTTCGTTAAGCAACGTATCACTTATAGACTTAAGTAATACTTTTGTTTCTGGATCAATAGACGCTTGGAATTTTAGCGGGTTTGATAGCACGTACGATAGTTTTATTGATTTTGACAGTGTAAACGAAAATATTGTATTTAATAACTCGCCTCTAGATTCAAGTGGGGTAATTCTTGGCACAAGCGCTGGTAGCACAGATAGAATACAAATAGAACAAGCTATAACTACTAAAGTATTTAAAGATGAGTTTTATAAAATTAAATTTGATCACGATTTAACGGATGGTTCTATTAGCGGGTATTACTTCAATAAAAATGGAGAAGGATTTAGAATTGCCAGCACAACGGGTGATGGTACTTATAATACTACTCACGCAATAGGTGATGCTAACGATAAAGCACCCGATGAACTAAGTGAAACATTTGTTATATATGTAAATAGTGTTTCTGGAAACGGTTTAAATGGTACGCTAGATAATTTTTTCATGCAAAAAGAGTATATTGATTTTGAACCAACAACTGTCTCTTATAGCGAAGACGTTAAGGGTTGGACTAGTTTTAAGTCGTTTATACCAGAGTCAGGGTTAAATCTATCTAAAAAGTACTATACTGTTAAGGACGGAAAACTATGGATGCACCATGACGAGCAGACAAGAAATTGGTTTTACAACGAAATAGATGGTGATGGTGCTCCAATAATAGCAAAATCAACAATAACAGCAGTTTTAAATCAAGATCCATCTCTAGTAAAAATATTTAACACGTTTAATTACGAAGGTAGCCAATCAAAAGTAGACCAATATAAGATCGATTCTGATACTAATATTTCAAACAT